ATGCAGGGCCTAACATGATTGGGCAGTATTACTCTTATGTTGAGGGTGAGGCTCGTAACCGCGCCATGCAAGTACCCGCAATTTCTCGCGCCCGCGATTTGCACGCCAGTGTTATTTCGGCAATGCCGTTAAAGATGTACCGCGAACAGTGGAATGAAACCGAGCGCGAAATGGAATACATTGACCTAGCGCCTCGCTCGTGGCTTCGCCGACCTGACCCGCAACTGCCATACGAAACGATGATGGCGTGGACATTTGATGACCTTTTTTTCTTTGGTCGTGCGTTTTGGTACATTCTTTCCCGCACCGCAGACGGTTTCCCTGCCTCGTTCACTCGGTTACCTGCCGGGTCAATTACTACTCAGGATCAAGAGCCGCCGGTGTGGTTCGCTCCCTCTAACGAAGTTTTCTTTCAGGGCGGGATGCTTGACCCCGCAAATCTTGTGCAGTTCATCAGTCCCATTCAGGGCGCTATTTACTCATCGGAGCAAGCCATAGCCACCGCGCTTAAGATTGAGGACAGTAGGTATCGTAATTCCTCCAGTGCCTTACCCGCCGGTGTGCTTCGCCAAGTGGGGGGCGAACCGTTAAGCGCCCAAGAACTTGCAGACCTTGCAGCTGCGTTTAACGCCGCCCGCATAACCAACCAAACTGCCGCGCTAAACGAGTTTCTAACCTACGAGGCCACAACTGCGACCCCTGACAAAATGATGCTCATCGAGTCGGCACAGTTCAGCGCACTGCAAATGGCGCAGATTTGCAACATCCCGCCGTACCTACTTGGCGTGCCTACTGGCTCTTACGCCTACACCAATAGCCGTGAATCTCGTTGGGATTTGTGGTTGTACGGCACCAAGACATACGCCGAGTGCATTACGTCTACGCTCTCGGCTAATTCTGTACTTCCCGTAGGTACTTATGTAGAGTTCGACACAGACGAGTATTTAGGCGAAATTGACGATGCCAACATGAGTCGCGAAATGGTCGAAGTAGACGAACCCGAAACAGGAGAATCACGAGCATGATCAAGTTAAACGCGCAAGCGGTCACGATTGACGCAGCAGCAGGAGACAACCCAACCCGCACGATTACTGGCGTGGCGGTGCCCTATGGCGAAACCGCAATAGTGAGCGACGGTACCGCAGTACGTTTTGAGAAAGGCGCGTTACCCGTAGAGGGCAAGGCACCAAAGTTGTTTATGTATCACGACTCGTCACAGCCTGTGGGCCTAGTGACCGAGCGTGTAGATACCGAGGACGGCATGATGTTCGCCGCCCGTATCTCGGCAACCGCCGCAGGAGATGAGGCACTTACCTTGGCGCTGGACGGTGTTTTGGATTCCGTCAGCGTTGGAGTAAACCCCACACGCTTTTCTTATGATGACGAGGGCACCATGATCGTGACCCAAGCCGAATGGCTAGAACTTTCTCTAGTACCTATCCCAGCGTTTGCCGGGGCAGAAATTGAGAAAGTTTATGCAAGCGCGGAAAATACTGTGTTAGCATCACAAGAAGAACCCGACACCGAACCCACATCAGAACCAGTCGAGGAGACCAAAGTGGAATCAGTACAGCCCGAAGCAGTCGTAGAAGCTGCAACACCAACCGCACCAATCCCTGCACAGCCGAAGCGCCAGTTTGCTATGCCAAGCGCCGCAGAATACATGGCCGCTATGCACATTGGTGGCGACACATTCCGCAAAGTAAACCAAGCATTTGTTGAGGCTGCAAAGTCAAAGCAGACCGCATTGCAAGCCGCTGCTGGTGACGTGCTTACAACGGACACCCCGGGCCTCTTACCTGTGCCGACGCTTGGACCTGTCTTTGAGGATCTTAACCAGTCCGTAAGACCTGTGGTCGCAGCGGTGGGCGCTCGCGCATATCCTGACGGTGGACAGTCCAAAACTTTTATTCGTCCAACATGGACAACCCACACAAGCGTTGGTGCACAGTCACCCGAGTTGTCGCCAGTGTCGGCCACAACCCCAGTGATTGCCTCAAACCTGGTGCAGAAAGTGACCATGAGTGGTGCGGTGACCCTGTCCGCACAAGATATTGACTTCACGTCACCCGCTGCAATGGAAATAATTTTGCGTGACCTTGCAGGTCAATACATGATTGCATCCGACAATTACGCAGCAGACCAAATCGTGGCACAAGGTGGTACATCAGGTGTTACTTGGACAGTGACCGCTAACGACCCAACAGACTTGATTGACTCGCTGTATGACGTTGCAGAATCAATGCTGTCAGCAACTCGTTTCTTGCCCGATCACTTGTTCGTCAGCACCGATGTATGGAGAAAGCTTTCGAGCCAGTTGGACGCAGACAAGCGACCAATTTTCCCATACGCAGCAGCAGCAGGACTTATGGGTGTAAACGGCATCGGCACACAAAACATCACAAGCACCAACACCCTTAACCCATTGGGTCTAAACCTTGTGGTAGATGCAAACTTTGCAGCAGGCACCATGGTGCTCGCTCGCGGTGCTGCTATCGAGTTCTACGAGCAAGTACGCGGCATCATGTCAGTGGAAGTCCCAAGCACATTGGGCCGCACATTCTCCTACTACGGTTATGTGTCTACTTTCATTGCAGATGCGACCATGGCATCAAAAATCGCTGTCGCCTAATCCCGAAAGGCGGGTAACGCCATGACCGAAAAGGCGCAAGTGTGGCGGTATTACCGCTACGACAACTACGCAGTTATTCAGACGTTGGAGTCTGTCCCCGTAAACGTCGGGGACAAACTCAACATTACAGGCGTTGAGGCATCGTTTAACGGCAACAACAAACTTGTAGTGTTCTGCCCGCAATACCGTTTTATCGGTGTTGAGTCATCCACTGGCGATTGGTTGTTTGACTACACCGACCCGATACCTAATCAGGTTATGTACCAGTCCACTGGTGCTAACAAAGAAATATCGGCGCTCACTACTTATGGCCTTGCAACATGGGAACCACAAATAACGTGGATCACAGCGCAAAACCTCACGACCTATTTAGACATTCCCCTCACTTCAAGCAATGCCGCCACACTGATTACCCAATCGGCAGCAGCTGCTAACGCGTTCGCTTATCGCCGTAGGCAGGAAGCGGGCTATTTAACCGATGTCATTGACGAGGTACCTAACGAAGCCGTATTCCTCGGCACTCTTATGATTGGCGCAGCGTATTTCCGTCAGCAAGGGTCATACACGGCGCTGGCATCGTTTGACGGTATGGGCACACCACCCGCTAACGGCATCACGCCTATGGTGTTGCAGTTGCTTGGCATTAACCGCCCGCAGGTTGCGTAATGCCTTTGCCATATAACGACCTTTTTAACGAGGCGATAGACGACCTCTCAACCACGCTTAAAACCATTACAGGGCTACCAGTGGCGATAGACCCACGGCAGATAACTACCTCGTGCGTGTTTATTGACGCGCCTAGTTTCGATGCGTGGAACTACAACATCGTTACCCTGGACTTCCCCGTGAAGGTCATCGGCAGTGGCCCGGGCAACCTTGACGCCTTGCGGGACATCCTGCAGATCACGTCTAAAGTGCTTGCCAAAAACGTGGCGGTGAAGTCAGGCCGCCCCACCGTGGTGTCTATTGGCGGTGCGGATTATCCCGCCTACGATCTACTTATCTCGATGCAAGCCGAAACAGCGTAAGGAATGACCGTGTTTAAGATTGTTAGCCCCCGTATCGGTGTTCCCGGCGACGAATTCGTGCCTATTGCGGGCGTGAACCTTGACGCGCTTATCGCTGGCGGTTTTATCATTGAGGTTGGCACCGAAAAACCCAAAACAAGAAAACCCAAAGGTGATAACATCACCACAGACAAGGAGTCCTAAACATGGCAACTAGCACCTACCTCTCAAACCCAGTAGTAACAGTGAACTCGGTTGATTTGACCAACCAGTGCACAAGCGCCACCGTTACACACCGCTTCGATCAGTTAGAGTCCACCGCTTTTGGTGACACTGATCGCAAGTATGTCAAGGGCTTAGGCAATCACGAGGTGACTTTGTCGCTCTACATGTCTTACGCTGCCACCGAGACCTACGCCACGCTTGCAGCCCTCGTAGGTACCACCACCACAGTGCGTGTACAGCCAACCTCAGGCGCAGATAGCGCCACCAATCCTGCCTTTATTTTGACAGGGGCCTTCTTGGCCGAACTACCTGTGCTTAACGCAACGATGTCAGAGCTTAGTACCATTGACATCACTCTGGTGGGGGGAGTCTACTCAGTAGACACCACCGCACCGTAACCGGTCAGACTCTGACCCCGACTAAGGAGACAACATGAAACTAACGCTCGCCGTAGACCTTGGAGACGGCCCCGTACAAGTGCAAACAAACTTGTTTGTGATCGTGCAGTACGAACGCAAGTACAAGCGCAAAGCATCCGAAATGGCATCGTCCATCGGCTACGAGGATTTACTGTTTCTCGCTTACGAGTCCTGCAAGGTACACGGCATCACCGTCCCCGTCGTATTCGATGACTTCATCAAACGCGCGGTGTCTATCGAAGTAGTGGAACAGGAAACAGACGCAAACCCTACCCTCGGGCAACCTACCGATACGCACTAGCAGCTCTGCTACTACGCACAGGCTGGTGGCCCACTGGAGTAGACTTCGACATCAAAGACCTACACACGGTTGATGCGATAGTCAAGGAACAAGCGAAAAATGCCCGTTAGCGCAAAAATGGAGATTGTCGGCGCAAAAGACGCTATTCGCTCGCTTAACAAGATTGAGCCGGGCTTGCGTAAGGAGTTCGCAGCCGAGGCTACCCGTATTGCACAGCCCGCTATCCAAGAGGCACAGTCCCAGTACAGCCGTATTGGTGTCCCTTTGTCGGGTATGGAACGCAACTGGACATCGGGTAGTCGCAAGATATTCCCGTATAACGTGGCGAAAGCGTTGCGTGGCGTCAAGGTACGCCTACAAGGTGACCGTCGTGTCACTTCCGTCATCCTTATCGAGCAACGAGATGTGGCTACCGCAGTGTGGGAAACCGCAGGACGCAAAACCCCCAACCGTCTAGGCGATCAGTTAGGGCAATTAGAACCCAACAGGTCACGCGTTCTCGGGCCTGCATTGTTCCGTAGGCGCAACGAGGTGCAAGACGAAATGGAATCTGCAATGCTTAACGTGGTGCGCCGAGTCGAAAGAGAACTGAAGTAATGGCTCTATCTATCCCAATTATTACCGAGTATGTCGGCACAGGTTTAGACAAGTTTCGTAAGGAACTGGCACAGGCAGAGACGTCTACCCAGAAGGCTGGGCTTGTGTTGCGTAAGGCTATGGTGCCTGCCACGGCTGCGGTGGCGGGTCTTGGCGCTGCCATGTTTGACGCCACTAAGGGCGCTATGGAAGACCAGGCTGCACAGGTAGAACTTGCACGATCACTACGCCAAACGACAGGCGCAACCGATGCCCTTATTGCTTCGAATGAGGAATGGATTAGCACACAAGGTCAGTTACTTGGCATCACTGATGACGAACTGCGACCCGTTATGTCTAAGTTGGCTCGCGCTACTGGCGATGTGACACGGGCACAGAAACTCGCTACGCAGGCTATGGACATAGCCACCGCCACAGGAAAGCCTCTTAGCGCCGTCACAGACGCCCTTACACGGGCTCTGGGGGGCAACATGACCGCACTAGGTCGTCTAGCACCCGAGTTCCGTGAAATGGTCAAAGAGGGCGCATCGTTTGATGACATTATGGCCGAGATTGCTAACACGATGGGCGGTGCAGCTAGTGAAGCGGCGAACACCGCAGAGGGTCGTTTTAAGCGTTTAGGCATTGCGTTCTCGGAAACGAAAGAGTCTATTGGTGCAGCACTTATCCCCGCTATGGAAGCAGTGCTACCACTGGTCGAGAAGTTCGCTGCGTGGGCTCAAAATAACCCGCAAGCGTTTATGATCATCGCGGGCGCATTGGGCGCTATCGCTGCATCCATTATGGCTATTAACGTGGCTATGGCTCTCAACCCTATTGGCGCAATTGTGGTGGGCGTCATCGCTTTAATTGCTGGCTTGGCGCTTGCGTATCAGCGTTTCGAGTCTGTACGCACCGTGGTGGATTTCTTGTTTCAGGCGTTAAAGATTGGTATTGACAACGCGGTGAACAACTTCCGCACCATGCTTAGCATTGTGAAAGCAGTGTTTAACGGTATTGGGTCGGCGTGGAATAACACGTTTGGTCAGATTGCTTTTAGTATCCCTAACATTCCGGGTTTGCCGGGGCGTGGTACTCGTATCGAGTTCCCAAAGATTCCCGCACTTGCCGATGGTGGCATCGTTACTGGCCCTACGCTTGCCCTGATTGGTGAGGCTGGCCCAGAGGCGGTAGTCCCGTTAGATCGTATGGGCGGTATGGGCGGCGGCGATGTTAACATTTATGTGCAGGGGGCAGACCCTAACGCCGTGGTGGACGCATTGCGTACCTACATGTTCCGTAACGGTTCCGTACCCATTCGAGTGTCGTAATGCCCCGCTACGCCTACGAAGTGCGCTACGGCAACACGCCCACAGTGCTAACCAATGTGCAGACCTTTAACATCTCCAAAGGACGCCAACAGGTACAAGACCCGTTTAGGGCAGGCGTAGCCACGATTACAGGGCGCGTACCGTCAGGGCTGCCAACTATAGAAATTGGGCAAAGGCTCGAAATATGGTGCACAACACCTAGCCCAGATATAGCCGTGTTTCGTGGCACCGTCTCCGATTTTCGTATCAACTACGGCATCGTGTCCAATGAGGACACATGGCAAATTGACTGTGAAGATTCTTTCGCAGCTGCTGGACGAGCCTTGACCTCACCGAGCGCAGGCTGGGCGGCTAACGCGCTGACGAATAATGCTGCGATTGTGTTGGCCGCTGGCGCTGGCATAAACGTCACAAACATTTACCCTATGGACGGCTCATCTCGACTGTCTGCACAGTCCGTCCCAAACACCAATCTTCTTGACGTTTTACAACAGATTATTTTCACCGAGCAAGGCCGCCTTATCAACCTAGGTTTAGACGGGTCAAATGTGCCCGCACTTGGGTTTGTACCTAGGTCGGCTATTGGTGCATACCCGACGCTCGGCGCGTTCACTGACGGCACAGTAGCCACAGCATTAACTACTGCTAAATACGACCAAGTGTTATTCACTAGCCAAGCGGACTCGTTTTTTAATGAGGTTGTTATTGAGCCTGCTGGCCTTGCGGATCAGATAAGCGGCACTACGGGTCGGCGTGTGTTCACTGGTAAGTCCTACGATGTGGACACAACGCAGGCCCAGAACCTTGCGGATTTTGTGCTCGCTACGTTAAATGTTGCTAACGCTGTTCCGCAGGTGGTTTCGTGTACGTCAGAGATGCAGACCACTGACCTTGCGGTGGATGCGTTTTTGACTGCTGGTGAGGGCACAAAGTTAAGGCTTATTTTGCGTGGCGTTACTTATGAGGTGTTTGTGGAAGGTGGTGTTTTGACGGCTAATCCTGACGAGACACGGTTTACTCTTTATCTTGTGTCGGCTGCGGCACAGAACTTCTTTATTTTGGATAGCGCTACTTTCGGCGTACTTGACACAAACAGGTTAGGATTCTGATATGCCAGTTCCAGATTTCAGCCCGGGTGAGGTTTTGACCGCCGCCGCTATGGACTCAATAGGTCTGTGGTTGGTTGGTTCAGGCAGTTTGTCGCTTACAACTACGCCTACCAATGTCACCGGCGTGTTTAGTTCTACCTACAAGAATTACCGAGTTTTGCTTAATTGCACCGCTCGGTCTACTAGCAACCGATTTGATATGAAATACATTGTTGGCACAACATCAACTAATAATTCCTATTTTCAAGGTGGCATTGCTTCTGACTTTGCTTCTAATACAACTATTTATATGCAGAGGTCTAATAATGACGCACAATTTTTTGGGATAACTTCTACCAGTCTTAGTTCAGTTGCTATGGATATTTTTAGGCCAAACGTTGCAGTTTCTACCTTGCATAGCGGACGTTATACAGACAATGCCTCAGCATATTCTTTTGCTTTTGGTGGCATAAATCAAACAAATACGGCTTTTACTGGCTTCCAATTATTTACTAGCACAGGCACAGCCACCGTGGAATACCAAGTGTTTGGCTACAGGAACTGACAATGGCAACAGAAAAACAACTCGTACACGACTGGTCTAACGGGTCGCTAGAAGTCTACGAAATAGAAGCCGAAGCAGTAGAACCAACCGAACCACCAACGGAACGCACCGATGAAACTCCTAGCGCTGATTAGCCTCGCCACACTTACGCTCACAGCTTGCGCTGATCGTGTGCGCGAAAACTGTGACACCACTAAAGCAGACGGCCTACTAGAAAGACGATGCCAATGAAACCCGAAAACCGCCTCACCAACGAAGAAATAAAAGCCCGCCTAATCCTCATCGTAGGCATAGCACTCTCATTCTCATTCGTGGCAGCCATTGTCTCACTGATTTACGGTCTACTGTTTGTAGTGCAACCAGTCGAGCAAGCCCCCAACGACGCAGAAGCGTGGGCAGTGCTTAGCCCAATGCTTATGACCCTCGCCGGTGGCCTCATCGGACTCTTGGCAGGCAACGGACTTAAAGACAAGCCGAAAGACCCACCTAAGCCGTGAGACGCTACACAGGCAACAAAGACGGCAACTACGGCAAAGCCCGAGAAGGCACACTCGAACTACTACGCCTAGCCTCTAAAAGGTGGGGCTTTACGAACCTCGGCACATGGGCTAACCGCCCCATGCGAGGCTCGACACAGTTATCTGTGCACGCCACAGGGCGCGCCGTAGATCTCGGATACCAAAACCGAGACAACGCACTAACACTCTGGAATTTCCTACTTAACAACACCGCACAGTTAGGCATCGAAGAGATACACGATTACGCGTATCGCTGGCCGAATCAAGACCCCAAAGACAAGACCGCTTGGGGCGCTGGCTACCGATGCTCACGCGGTGAGGGCTTGGCAGGCGTGAAGATTTTTAACGCTAAAGACAACGCAGGCACACCCGGCGGACGCTGGCTACACGTCGAACTTTCACCCGCCATGGCAGACGACGCTAAAGCGTTTCGAGCTGCTTGGATTGACGCCCTCAAGCGCGCAGGTATAAAGTAATCGCCAATGCCTACGGGCATGGAGACACGACGCCCCAGTACTGCCTTTCCTATCGGCGGTGCTGGGGTTGTGTCATCTAATGACTTGACACGCCTAAACCGCTTGCTAAGGTGACATGCAGGCCACCCGACACGGCCTAGATAGGAACCCTAATTATGAGCACCCAACCGTCACTATTTGACGTACCCGCAGCCATTGAGGCTAGAGACCGAGCCATAGAGCAGGTAGAGGCAAATGCACAGCCCGCATGGAAATTGCATTGTGAAGCCGCTATCCGTTGGCTAGCCAAAACACGCCCAGAGTTCACCACCGATGATGTGTGGGAACTTATGCATCAACGCCTCAACCCGATGCCTCATGAGCCTCGCGCGGTTGGTGCGATGATGACCAACGCCGCCAAGGCTGGCTGGATTGCGCCCACTGATCGTTACACCCCGTCGGCTCGTCCCGAGTGCCACCGCCGACCCGTCAAAATTTGGAAGTCTTTACTATGAAACGCCTAGCCCTAGCATTAGCCCTCACAATCGCCCCCATAGCCGTTGTAAGCCCCGTAGAGGCGTCTAAACCATGGCTATGCCCTAAGTACACCGAGCAGATAAAGCAAACGTTTCCTCGCAAACATTGGCGTGAAATGGACAGGATTATGCATCGCGAGTCGAAGTGCTTAAACCGTGCGGTGGGTTGGAACCACCACGCCGGGATGAGCCACAACGACTGTCGAGATAACGGCAGATTCCACAACCGTAAACGCTGCAAGGCCGTCCGATCATGGGATGTAGGCCTGTTTCAAATCAATTCATCTTGGTACACGGTTACGACACAGTTGTGTGGTAAAAATACGCGTAGCACAGTTCTCATGCAGGCATCTTGCAACTTCCGAGTAGCGAAATACCTCTACGAGAATGGCGGCCTAGCCCACTGGCGAGGCAACAGCAACTAAAACACAGATAGGAACCCGACATGACTGACAACATTGTGACCCGACTACGGGCAGCGCATGAGCAATCTGCAAAATATCCACGACTTTTGTTAGGTGAACTTGAAGCACTTAATGAAGCAGCCGACGAAATTGAACGCCTACAGGCAGAAGTGTACCGTTTAACACGTTTGGCTAATTTGTGGGAAGCAGAATTTAACGCTGCAGTAAATGCATTAACAACAGATAGGAACCCGACAAAATGACAGATGCTCAAATCATCCAACGCCTAAAAAACATGGCTACGGACGCTCACCTAAGCGGTGACGACATTAAAGGCAAGGTGCTTGGCGAAGCAGCTGCACGCCTCACCGAGTTAAGCATTATCCACCACACATGGCACCCAAGCCTTGAGGAGGCCGAACGTGGGTTTTAACCTTGACGATTACGAGCCAGTAGCTGCCCGTTTAGATCGTTGGCTAGAAAACCGCATCGGTGGCTTCATGTCATTTAGCAACGACTATCCACGCGTATTGACACGCATGATTAGCGAACCTGGTGCAGACATCTGCGTCATGCGAGCCGAACTATGGCTAGGCGAAATGCTTATATCTACTGGCTACGCAGAGGAAATACGAGATACGTGGAGTGAAAAAAAGACCGTGAACGCCACGAGCCATGTAGAGAACTGCGAAACCAGTGCCATAGGTCGAGCCTTGGCTAACTGTGGCATGGCGGGGTCTGACATGACTAAGCGCCCTAGCCGTGAAGAAATGGCGAAAGTGCAGCGCACGAGCAACGGGCCCGCAGTTGAGCGAGGCAACGATTCCCGTATGCCTAGCGTGACCGTTACACAACCCGCAGGACTCGCGTCGGAGAAGCAAGTGTATTTCGCAGCCAGTTTCTACAAAAAAGCCGAACGCGAAGTACCGAAACAATGGCTTGCCACATTGACCAGTAAAGAAATGTCAGCCCTAATCGACGATCTAAAGGCAGGCAAGTTCCCAGAACCCGACAACAGCGAGGAACCGTTCTAATGAATAAACCCATATATGTACAAGACGTTCTAGAGCAACTTAAAGAGTTGTTACATCTGAACGAGGAGCTAGTGAACCAGTCCGAACAGATTGTGATTACTTTGCCCGCTGGCTATGTCGTTCGAGTCAGTTACGAAACCATTGCCTATGGAAACGAGAAAAACAAGTAATGGACATCGGAACCGCCAAAGACATGATCGAGGACATGCACCACGAAATAAACGCGTTGCGCCGAAGCCTCAACACACTGACCCGTGTAGCCGAAAGAGCCTATAACCGTGGCGATGGCTATCAACATCTCCCCGGATGCCTCGCAGGCATGATGTGCTCATGCGGCCTAATGCATTACCTAGCATGGAAAGACCAACAAAAGGAACCCGACAATGACAACACATGATCCAGTAATCCAAGACTTACAGCGCACCATTGACCAGTTACGAGCCGACAAAGACGAGTGGCGTAACGTTGCACAGTCAGCGTTGCAACAGGTCGAAACATGGAAAAAGTTTGCCGACGCATGGAAAGAGTTATACGAGTTGTCAGTAGGTAAAAGACCATGATTACCTACATTTGGGGTGTCATGGTTGTACCCGCATTTATGTACTTCCGCTACCTGTCAATACGTTGGGACACTGGCGAACCCGAAGATATGTCACAAAACGACAAAGTGTCGTACTACTCGTTTCTAGCGTTTCTAGCGATGTCGTGGCCATTCGTCGCAGCTTGCGCCCTCGGCATGTGGGCACACAAATACATAAACGGCGAACTATGAACGAAAAAGGCTTCCAAGCCCAAGTAATCCAGTTAGCCCGCATGAACGGCTGGCGAGTGTTTCACCCACAAAAAATGCAGGCTAGGGACGGCACATGGCGCACCGCACTAAGTGGTGACAAAGGCTGGCCAGACCTATGCCTAGCGCATCGAGAACGTGGCTTCATCGTTTGCGAACTTAAAGCCGACAAAGGCGTCTTATCACCCGATCAGAAAGAGTGGCTATTCCATTTAGCCCCGTGGGCAGAGTGCTACGTCTGGAAACCCAGCGACCTGCACAACATCTCAAAACGACTAGGTGCTAAAGGCGTTAAAGGCGCATGAGTTATTACAGCGAACTTCCGCCAGATAAAAAAGCCCAAGTAAAAGCTCGTGAGAATGCCCGAGCCAAAGCGGCCTACCAAAATATGAGTCCTGCTCAACGCGCACAAAAACTGGAGTATTACAGGCAAAACTCAAAAGCCCGATACGAGCGGATGAAAGCACAGGGTGTCATAAAACTCAAAGGGCGATATCGAGCCAACAAAACCAAAGAAAAACAACTGTATGTGGATTCTGTCAAAGTCCTGAAAGGCAGCTGCGCCGATTGCGCTTTACCGTGCGAGGAATGGAACGTGGTTATGTTCGCCTTTGACCATTTAGACCCGACGCAAAAGTTATTTCCATTGTCTAAAGCAAAAAACCACACATTCGAGGAAATAGACGCAGAGATAGCCAAGTGCGAACTGGTCTGCCATAACTGCCACGCCTTTAGAACATGGATAGAACGCCATCACGACAACATTGCGCACGACAACACAGACGCACTAAATTGCCGTCCTACATTCTTTGATTTAATCGACAATTAAACACATGCATGATCGCGTAGGGGATTGCACTCTGCCGGTATAACACTCGGAAACGAGGGTAGACGACCACGCCCAACAGCGAGTCGAGCAGCGTCCAAACGTCACAAATGCGAACGGTGACTGTCCTACATGTCGAACATCTGGCCACCGAGACAGACATGTCTAAAGCGCGAGGGGAGAGCAACCCACAGACCCGCTACGGACACCGTAGGCAAAGCCCCTATGTAGGGGCGCGCCAGTTAGGTAGGCTACGCACAGACAGGAGAAACCCCGACATGCCCAAACGAACATCAGACCCCGCATACAGAGCAGCCAGAGCACAACTCCTAGCAGGCAACCCCGCCTGCCACTGGTGCGGCGGCACAGCCACAGAGGCAGACCACCTGATCGAGTGGGACAGAAACCCAGACGGCAACGCAGACCTAAACCTCATGGTTCCATCCTGTAAACCTTGCAACTCACGCCGCGGTCAGATCTACAAAGCAAAGCGTGACGCACTCGTAAAACAACGCAGAGAACACGCAAGCGCAAATAATCCGTTTTTTACTGCAACAGACATGCCCCCGACCGCGAGTGC